TCTTGCTGATGAATTCCTTCTGCGAGCGGCGTGCAGAAAAGATATTCGTATCAGCAGGCATCGTTGTGTCTCCGCTCTGTATGATGTCTGGAACATTCAGTGCTCCCACTAAGGTTCCCGTGTACTTCTTTACATCCTTGATGGAGTCGTCCACCTTCTGCATCATCCCCGTTGATAGCGCATCACTTATCTCAAGGTTCATCTTACCAGGCAGGTTCACCTGCCGACTAAGGCGTGTGATACGACTCTTGCGGAAGCCCATATCGTGGAAGTATTCATTGCTCTCCAGCAGGACACGTCTGCCGATGAACAGGTCGGTACTTGTGTCTTCCATCCATACATGGTCTGTCGGGGCTTTATAGCGCGATACGTCCAAGGCGTGCTCCTTATTGTACTTCTCAACAGCTGTCAGAAACTCTTTCTCTGCTATTCTGTAATATTCGTCAGGCATGCGCAGGTTCCAAAGTATGTATTTGTCGCCAACCTTTGGCACGAGTTTACCACCTGGCAGTTGAGTACCGTCGTTATAGGGCCAAATCGTGATAATCTCAAATTCCTTAGTATCGCTATGGTAGTTCACTTCAAAGTAATGCTCCGTGTCAGTACCAAGTCCAGCCAATTCGCTGCCTTCTTGAAACGACACACGCTTTACAAGTCCGCCTATCTCATAGTCGTTCGGATTGAACGGCAGGTCCTTATCTTTGAAGTAGTAGATGGTGAAAGGCTTACCGTCCTTATCCTTTACTTCTTCGTGTCGTACCTCGCTGATAGTGCCCGTGCGACGTGGGTATATATTAGAGAAGGCAGTCTGCTCGTAATGGTGAATAATGCCGTACTTCTCTACATTCACATCAACATACTTTGCGCCACCTGGTAGCATTAGCCGTGAGTGATGGTACTTTTCTGGATCTATATTGCGTGAGCTACCTATCGGGAACAACCGAGTGTAGAACTTTACATTATCGGCTAAATCTCTGTCGAGCGATATAAGGCCATTGTCGTAACTCAGCGTAACCTCTTCGCCATGCTCACACCTACAGAGGTTTAGTGTCTGACCGTCAAACCACCATTCTGTATGTACAGCGTCGGCAAGTTCCTTCAGTGCCTCCTGGCAATATTTACCAGTATAGTCTATTACCACGTTATCTGTACCCTCTACAATACCCACCTTGAAGTTCTGCAGTCCGTCCATACCTGCATTGATATTCTTCACAATAAGGCGCATGTGGTCAATAGGGCGTGCTGTTAGAGCGAACACAGCTTCGTTCTCTCCATCGGTATTGTTCAATACTAAGAAGCGAGTTATCAGACTCTCTATGCCACGTAGCTGAAAAGAGTATTCCCATTCTATAGTGCTCCTCTGCGCTGGCGTGTACTTCTCCGTAGCCCAGTAGCGTTCACCATCATAGTCGAGATAGTCGTTCACGTCGATGGTGATACACTCATATAAGGTAAAGGAGAGCTTCAGCAGATTGTCGCCTTGTATTTCCTTATCCTGTGTGCTGCTGTCGTTCGGCGAGAACGTAGCTTTTATTTGTCCGTTGCTATCAAATAGTGTTAGAAGCATTTTTATATCGTTTAAATGGTGTTTAAATACTATATAATTGGTTCTGGTTCGCGGAACTTCACCTTGTAGCTGCTTGCCTGTACGCCTTCGGTCCATAGATACGTCAGCGAACGATAAGTGCTGCTGTCAAGATAGAACACTTTTATCGAAAGGTTCAGTGCCGTGAATGTTATTGTCAGCCAGCCATCGTTACCCGTCTTCAGGAAACGGATAAAAGACATGTATTTCTCAAGCCACTGCTGACGTGTAGGTGCATACTGTGCAAAGTGTAGCGTTACGTCGCGTTCAGCATTAGCAGGCGTAAGGCGCTTAGAATACTTCTTTCCATTGCGCTCACGAATATCTACACCTACGTAGTCCTTTGCCTTGCTTGGTGTCAGGATAGCATTGAGATTGTCTCGTCCACCTTTCTTCTCTTCTGTGAGAAACACGCCATACTCCTTATATATATCAGTGCCATTGATAAGCACCTGTCCTTCTAATATCTTCGTCATACTATCTAACTTTTACTCCGTCCCTTATCATCTTCTTTACATCAGCACCTATCTCCTTCAGTGAGGCAGCACTGTTGCCTGTGTTCTCTTCAATCTTGCGGAGATGCTCCTGCGCTGCACTCATACGCTTAGCAACATCTTCCACACGATCGTCAATGCTTGCCCAATGCATCTGCCCACTGACAAACAGTCCCTCGAGCTTTGTTGCCTGGTCTTGACTCATTGCCGTGAAGGCGCCACTCTTGCCTTGTTGAGTTGTTCCTTTGTCTGTCTCCTTAATAATACCTTCATTACGTAACTGTTCTATGTCATTCTTCGCACTATTGACATAACTTTCGTATTGTTCTTTCAGCGCATCGAGGCGCTTGCGGAATTCAGCATCAGTTATCTTTCCATCAACACGCTCCTCATTAAGTTTTGCAAGACTTTCGTACCATTTCTCCAGGTTCTTTTGAAACTTAGCACCCACGAGGTTGTTCACAGCCATCTTGTTTACCATCGTCTGCCAGTTCTCTTCTATCTCTTTGAAAACATCTTTCGATCCACTGGCGAGAGCATAAAGTGAACTGAGGAAGTCGTCAAAGACATTCTGCCTCGTTGTTGTAGTCAGGTTCTCATAGAGAGCATCTGTTATTTCTTTCAACTTGCCGGCTTGTGCGATGTAGTCATTAAGTTTATCAGCTACGCGACCACCGTATCCGCCTTTGCCAGTATCCTGCAACTGTTTCCACATATCAACATTAGAACGTAACATCTTCATCTCTTCGGGAGTGAGATTCCACAAGTTGCCGTCCCATTTTCTGCCTATTTGAGAGCTGAAACGATTTATTTGCTCCTGACTAAACCCTTTCCAGTAGGCGTTGAAACTATGATGTGCCGAGTGATAGCCTGCCTGTTCCTGTGCAATACGTTTGTAATTATCGTTAGTCTCTTTCTGTAACTTCTCTGCATCTCGTGATATGCGAATAGCCGTAGCACCTCGTGCCGTCTTCATCTCGTCCGTTAGGTCCTCAATTGCCTGCTCCAGGAGTTCGTTACGTTTTGTCAGGCGATCAATTGATTTTGCCACTTCCTCCTCGTTACTGTTAGTAAACCAGCTGCTGGGACCTTTATGACTGAGCAGTCCGAAGGAAAGAACGTTACCGATACGTCCGACAACAGTATCCAACAAACCTCCAATACCTTTTACTATAATAGACTCAAGTACCTTAAATAAATTCTCTGGCAAGTCAAAAATAGCATTGATAAGATTACCGATAGCTTCCAAGATGCTATTTACAAGATCGTCTATCCAGCGCAAAGATATAAGTTCCGTCAGTGAGTTCAGAACACCAGTAACAAAGCTTTTGATACTATTGGCAAGGTCAAGTATCATTCTGGGTATTTGTGCAATAATGCCAACCATACTTCCTATGCCACTTGATAGAATGCCCGACATCGTGCCACCAAGAGAGGACAACGCATTTCCCATTGCTCCTGACACAGCACTGCCAACACTCTTTGCTATGCCGTCTCCCATGGTTGGAAGAATAGAATCAAGCGTACCTTTGAGTGCATCAACCTGTCCTACTGACTGCTGTACGCCTCCGTATCCATCTACACCCTGCCATGCCTTAGCGTTATTGAGAGCCGTTGTTAATCCAGACGTAAAGTTAGCAACTTCTTCAGATGTCCTATTTAATGCTTTGCCGAAGGAGTCCATATCCTCGCGTGCTTGTACTGTTGCCCTCCCCAGCTCTTCAGCACGTGCTTCAAGTTCATCGTATCTTTCCTTACTGATTCTCCCTTCACGGAGTCCTACCTTTCCTGCTTCCACGGCAGCAACGGCAGCAGCTTCATCTTTCTTAGCTTGGTCGTATACAGCCACGCTATCAGCAAATCGCTTGATGGCTTCGTCCAACTTCTGCCATGTCGCACTCTGGTCAGTACCGATATACTGTCTCATCTGCTGAATTAGCTCCGTCACTTTCTGTTGTGTATCTGCTGAAGCGTTCCTATAGTCGTCAGTTTCTGTGTAGGCACGCAGCTGCTCCATCATCGGTTGCATCATCTCCTTGGTCAAATTGCCTACACCGCTGAAGAGCGCATTCCAGTCGATACCACGGCTGATTTCCTCGAACGACATACTTGCCTGGCGTTCTTGATATTCCTTCTGAAGCTTTGCTTTCTGCCACTTCTTTGTTGTCTCGCTCACTTCCGAAGCATCTATATCCGCTATCTGTTGGGCATAATCTTCAGCAATCGCAAGCTTTTGCTGCTGAAAAGAGCCATAAGTCTTGAGATATTCACTCATAGCCTGCACTTCATTTCTCTGCTGCTCTAAGCGTTTCTTTTGCTCTTCTTTATTTATCTCATCTTCGTTATGCTGCTTTTTCTGTGTGGCAAGATTGCGAGATTCTGTAAGTGCATCTTCCTGTGCTTTAGTCAGTTTACCCTTTTGCGCCTTACGCCATTTATTCTCCTGTACTTTCAAATCAGCAAGTTCATTGTCGTAATTCTCTTTTATCTGCTTTCTTTTCTTGTCAGAACCTTCCTTAATAAGGTCTATCTCCTCCTGGCGGTTCTTTCTTTGTAATGCAAGAAGTTCCTTGGCAAGCTGTTCAGCTTCTTTTGTCCCGTCTTTCTTTTTCTTTTTTTTCTTTTTTTTCTTTTTGTTTTTTGTAGGTGCTGCATGCCCACCAATATTATTCTTCTTTCCAATATTTGCAGCTTGCTTTGTTAAATCAGCTGCGTTCTTTAGATTATTGTCGCGCTCAGCCTCTAATTCTTTGGTCCGTTTATCATGGGCCTTCTTGTTACTATCTTTTATAATCTTACGAGAATCAATGATTCCATTAGATGTAGCAGAACCAAAACTCAATAAGGCCTTCTTAAACCACCCCATAGATGTATCTGCATTATCTGGGTTAGTGGCTTTGTGTTTAGCTAATTTTTCGTCAGCTTCTACAGCCTTATTCACCAGTGCCTGCGCCTTAGCTTGCAGAAAGAGCATCTGTATATATTGTTCTGCTTTTTGTGTCAGAACATCATACCACTTTGCTACAGAGTCATAATATCCGAAGGCTTCACCGTACTTACGGTTCATTTCCTCGCACTTCTGCTTTTCTTCTTCCTTCGTACCACTGAAATTCCTGAGACTCTCACGGATAGTATCAATTTCGAATCGAGTCTTAATCATCTCGGCTCTGCCCTGAGATTCAATTTCTACACGTTCCTGGGCTTTCTTCGCAGCTTCTTCCTGAGCATCTGAAAGTTTATTCCAAGCTACAATTACACCTGTAATAACTACAGATAATCCAAGAGTAAGAGTTGCCATAAGTGCAGTTGCAGCAGCATTAGATATACCTAACGATGTTGCAAGCCGATAATTAGCAGCTGTAAGGAACTCCTTTGCTTTTGTAAGCGTTACAAGGCGGAAGGCACTATCCTTGTTAAGAGTATTAAACACCTGCTGCAAGCCCATGGTGATAGCCATGACACTCTGCACGCGAGCTTGTATCTTTGCGAGATTCTCGTTCTCTGATGCGAATAACGACATTACACCTGTAGCTGTGGTGAATGCACCAGACAGACCATTAACTCCCGAGATGAAGCCCTGAAGGTTCGCATCGTCATTAGCGAGAATACTTGTCTGTGCACGCAAGTCTCCTAAGGTGTCGGAGAGCTCAGCTGCCTTTTGTGCCATCTTCTGGTACTCTTCGGTATTCTGCTCGCCGTTCAGACGCATACGTGCCATGTCGTTTTGCAGCTCACGTAGTTGACGCGACAATCGTTGATTGCTTTCCTTGTTGCGATCCTGTGCTTCTGTCAGGCTATTTAGAATTCCCTTTTCTTCTTCTAAGGCTTGTTTGGCTGCATTCAAATCGGCTGCTACTTCATTTTGTGCTTTGCCAGGTGCTGCGGACTCATAAGCTTTCTGTAGAGCCTTCACGTCAGCCTCCACCTGCTTGATGACACTCTTCTGCTCAGCTATCTTTTCGGTGAGCGATTTGCTGGCAGCTGCTGCTTGCTCTTCTGATACAGATATTTTCTTATATTCCTGCTCCAATTGACTGACGCCCTGCCGTGCCTGCTGATATTCTTTTTCCAACCCCTCAAGCACACCCATCTCTTCGGCAAGTACTTTCTTGCAAGCACTAATTTCCGTAAGCAGTTCTTGTTGTCCTGTCCCTGGTTTCATAGTCTGCAACTTACGCTGCATACGGTCAAGGTCAGTATTGACACTATCAATTACCTTATGCTGGTCGTTGATCTTAGCATTGATAAAGAGCGAAGCACGTCGAGCTGCTCCTAAGAGCTGCTCAACACTCATCTTGCTTTTGTCAAGTCCTGCCGTGAGGTTATCACGCATAAGGAATTCTATCTCTACTGGTTTCATTGTCTTATTGGTTTAAATTACTTTGAAAAAAGCCTACTATATCCTCAGCTTCCTCCTCTTCAGTCTGATCTTTCTTCTGTTCACGGCTATCAACATAACGTGGTGCATCACTCAGCATCATGATAAGTGTCTGAAAATTTACGCCATTCAGAATGTAGTCCACGCTCCATCCCGTAGCGCTGGCTATTTGCCAGATAAATCCGAAAGGGCTATGGGAGCTTTCCCAATGGCTCTTTAACTCCCCTTCTTTCGTTGGCTCAGTCTCAGCTTCATCGGATTCGTCATCTCTGCTGATCTGATAATAGGTATAAAAGACTGCGTGCCCATCAGCAATACGAACTGGCTGAAGGCTGCCTTCTGGTACTCCCACTTCATTGAGTGCAGCAGGAGCCACGAAAGCAACCATACTGGCAGCCACCAGCGTTCCATCGTCAGGGCGATGATACGGCTCAAGGTCCTGCCATGCCGGGCAAGGAACTGCATCTGTTCCTTATGATCCATCGCTTCCAGTTCAGCCGCCGTCGTGTCCATTGACAGATAAGTATGCGCTATCTTTATCTGTCTTGAAAGTGTGGGACGCTTCATCGTCAGCCGGAACCGCAACGGCTCTTTCCTGAAAGGTATCCTTAAATCCTTGAGAGGGAGGGAAACGCCCGCATCAAGCAAGGCTTCCGCTCCCTCTCTCTGGATCTTCCTGATTACTTGCTCGTCCATCAGCCTTCAGTGGTATCATTGATCTCATAAGGCGCACCGCCATCCTCGGGCTTGTTCACCTTCAACTGGCATTCTACCTTCGATACTTCGGTCAGTGTCAGCTTGCCGCCGAGGTTGGCCAGAATGGTACCGTTGGGAATGGTCATAGTCTGGCCACTCACGAAGTCGATGGTCCACTTGTCTCTCAGTTCCACAAGGGAGGAGGGAGCTTTCCAGCCAGTCACCTTCTCATTGCCGCCACTGCCAGTCTTCACCAGCTCACCGCCGAGAATGTTCTTCAGGTTCTCGTAATCCAACTGGATAAGGTTGAAAGTCGGACTGACCTGTCCGTTCTTCTGGAGCAGGGTCAGCACAGGCGCATCGGGAACCTGCTCGGCTTCCACGTCCACACTCTCCGGCTTCGTGCCGCCCCAGTCCCAGCTGCCTTTCTCGATGTAACCTATCAGCGTGGTTCCTTTCTTCACGGCTGCGATGCCGTAGATGAATTTCTTGTTCTTGCTCATTTTCTAAGTTTTATAAAAGTGAATACTATTCCGATTATCCCGGACAGAAGCCCGGCACAAAAATACTTGAGCCTCATGAGGAAGGTGTTTCCGGAACTTTCCTTTGTCTCTTCCCTAAGCTCGCTATTGGACTTTCTGGCTTCCTTCAGCTGGCGTTTCAGGGTGCTGATGGTCTTGGAATATCCGGCACACACCAGTTCCAGGCTGTCGCAGCTGGCTTCAATCACCAGCTGCTCCGGCTCCTTCTCCGTCGGTGCCCTCCGCGTTACCTTCACATTCGCCTGTCCTTTCCGGACTG